TGCCGACCTCAACACCACGTTCTTGAAGTGTTTCTGCAACATCTACGACGAACGTGTTGAGGGTGTATCCTACCTTCTGAATCTTGTTCAGAAAGTCGATTGGAGTTTCTCCCTGTATAAGGCAGGGATCGCTCCGGCGTACCATGTCATGTCCACGCATAACCTCGTTAAGCAAGTAACCGCCAGGGTTTTCATTGCTCCAGTCGTTAGGCTCGATCAGCATCGGCCATGCCAACGGGCTGAATAACTCAGCATTGCACATCACTTGATCTTTGATGCTGATAAACTCAGGCGTAGGCACCACGTAGTTGTGTGTCTTACGTCCTTGCCTACGTATCTCACGTGTAAACCAATGACTTGACTCGCAGATACAATCCAGCAACCAGCCACCCAGCTTGACACGGTTGGCAATACCCCAGCACTGCCAATGATCAACCTCATACCTGTTCATGAGAGTCGTCACAACCTTGACCTTTTGGTCTGTGCCAATAGATCTATGGAAGTAATTTTCCTTGATGATATGTAGCAGTCCAGGCACGTTACGTTCGTAGTAACGCATCATACACTCGTTTTCTACAGCCGTGCCGATTGCATCGGTCACGTTCTGCACTAGGTTGGACTTAGGTTTAGGGCTGAACACCTTATCGAAGGTGACCTTGCAAGAGATAGCAGCAGCAGCTTCAGGCTCAATGTCTGAAAGGTACAGCATCTTCTCTTTGAAAAGCCTGCCGTTCTTACGTTCTCTTATAGATGCACCAGTGGCATGAATACGATCAGCCACAATAGGCATAAGCTGCTCAATAGAAGCCACCCCGTATACACTAGCGGATGCATAGTCTCGTTCCTCTAGGTTGCGTGTGTTCTCTTGTATTTGCTTGAGCCCTTGGCGTATCTGATCCCGCTCAAGCTTGACTTGTCTGTCAATCTCAAACGGTGTCGCTATTGTCGTCCTCCTGCTGTTCGCGGATCAGTTGAATCAGTTCGTCACGGTGTGGATGCATCTCAATCTCATGCATCAGAGTGTCCAAAAGAAAGTTAAAAGTCGCGTTCGTCATCGATCTGTTCGGGGTGAATGTAGTGGATGGCATCATGAGTACAGACAACGAACTCATGAGTCTGCTTGTTCATGTAGTCAATGACCTTGGCCTCAGCAGCGTGCTGACGCTTGTAGATGTGCTCCTTGACCTTGCCACTCTTGAGGTTGGTGGCACGGATCATACAGGCTACATCAGACGGTAGCTCCCAGCCTGCCACCTTCCAGTCCATGACCTCAACAAAGAGATGATCAACAAAGGCTTCGGCAGGTGCGTCCTTGAACTTCTTCCAGTTGTTTGGAAAGTAGGGTTTCTTACCACTCATCGGTGCGTCTTACGTTAGTCAGTTTACATTGTCTGTCCATGGACAACTCTAAAGCATCCCATGCGGCTTCTTCAGAATTGGCGGCGAGTATGTACATAGTCTCGCCACTTGACAGGGTGACCTCGTACTCACGCAATGGTGAGTGTGAAAGATCAATCGGTTGCTGTGACCTTGGGCTTACGTCGTCTGGCTGGACGTGGCTTGGGCTTTGCATCATTAGACTCCATGTTTATGTATGTGTCACGTTGAGCTAACTCTTTGTAGATGTCATCCCATCTGTGACCTTGATCACCATAGTGGTGCAGCCAACAAAGGATGGCATTCTTAATGAAGTAATTATCATCTAGTGATTTACTTTTTTCCATAGTACCTCCCGGTGATACGGTTAGCACGCTGCCAGATGACAGCAGTGCTGAACAATCCTACCATACCAATGATGGCAAAGATGATGTTTGATTCAGTCCAGATCATTAGTTTATTCTACTCCAGGTGTTGTCATTGTTTGCATTGTAGATGATACCATCATCGTCCTTGAAGATACAGGACCAGGCACCAACAGGCAGCCTGCATTGTGCTGCAAGCTGCGAGTCATCAGTCATACGTATCAGTCGATGGTATGAATCTGTGTCCTTGAAGATGTACGTCACTTGTCACATAGCGATGGATCAGCTTGACAGTATGCGGCCATGCGTTTGTCTTGCATGTCCTTGAGATTGTCCATACCTACCATGCCAATGTGTAAGCCAAGCAGTACAACAATCATAGTGAGTACGATTCTCATTCTGTGTCCTCGTCAGTGATACCATCCAGATAATCTGCGATCATATAGAATGGCATGTTGTTTTCATAACAATCAGTTAGACAATCGTACCACATGTCGATGTTATCTTCGACAATGGTGTGCGGATTGTTGTACATAACAGCGTACTTGTGAAGGGTAGGTGATAGTCTCATGATGGGTAAGCAGCAGCGTCGTTGGATACATAGGACACAGCACGCATGAACGTGTTGCCTATCTTACCTGTGATGCTTTGCATCTTTGACACGTTACCATGTGTGTCCAGGGTGATGTGTTTATCTGCGAGACATGTTGTCACCTTGAACACAGTAGGCTGTGCGTAGTACTTGTCAGTGTGGATCATGATAAGCGAGCGAAAGTGTAACCGTGTTGGAAAGGAATGGTAAAGCCAGTACCATCCTCGTCATCTTGTATGTACCATACATGTTGCTTTTGGTACACACCTTGATTGTAGCCATCACACAATCCGTTGATGATAGCATTGAGACGTGACTTGGTAGTGACTGATTGCCAACCACCATCGTAGATCTCAACCTCGTCCTTGCTAATTGTAGCAATGAGGTTCTTGTGTAGGTACACACATGACACCTTACGTGATGGTGAGTACAACACTTCGGTGTTATCATTGCGCCAGTCCTTGCAATCTTTGACGGCGCTGATCATTTGACGTTCGATCTTACGCATCAGGCAAATACCTCCATGTGTGGGAATGTTTGTCCGTTGTGTACACGAGACACAGTGATGGTATCACCACCTGTCTCTACACTCCAATCAAAGGCAGCATCAACTGCCTCTGCTTCTGAGGTGAACCACTCCTCGTCAGGTCCATGTGAGATGATGAACATAATTAAACCTCTCGAATGTCAATGGTAGCATGTGGTCTCCACTCAGACCACTCATCTAACGCATCATCTGCGTCCTTGAGATCGTGATAGTATCCGAGCGATTGCTCAAACCCATCATCAGTCAGTTGATAAACTTGATACATGTTAAGTGAGTGCCTCGCTCAGTGCGTAGGCAATACCTGGGCAAGGGTTCGCACCTTGCCACCCGCTTGAACGGATCAGGCTACAGCACAGGCTGCATCGACACGCTGATGACAGTACATCTCAACGACACACCAGACAGCTTTCTCCTTGCATTCTTGCAAGGTCCAGAAGTCGGTAGTGTCTACGAGGTCAGCATATGTGAGACCGAGACTATCAAGTTCTGTCTCAATCTCGTCCTCGTACTTGTCAAAGAACTCGCACAGTTCTGACGAATAGATGAAGTCGGAGACGCCAGCAGCGCAGCCATACTCAGCTACGTCCTTGCACTCATCCAGGTCATCGAAACGCTCAGCCAGTGCGTCGAACATAGGTGACACGTTGTACATGTGATGTGTTACGTAATGTGTACATGAAGGGCGTAGTGCCCAGGCTCATGCCAGGCATTGCACCTGGCAGCGGGCTATGATCCCGTGAGCTGTGCCTGTCAGGCAGTAGCGTAGTCAGCGACGACAGCGTAGCTGGTACGGTCAGCTTGTACGCAGTTCTTGTTAGCCCAGAAGCCGAGGGACATCTGAGGCTGCATCATCAGGTTGATGATGGCACGACGTGACACGTTGGTGTACTTGTACTGATTGCCATCCTTGAAGTCAACGATGGCAGTACCTGTGAGCAGGTCAACGCTGATGAAGCGGCAAGCGTCAGAGGTACGGATTGCAGTAGCAGTGAACATGAGAAATGAATGAAACAATGTGAACAATGAGCAACGACCTTGTAGGTGTTGCAATGACAGTGCCGGGACCTTGCACCCAGCAGGACGCTCACGTGTCTGCCTATCCGATGTGCATATGTAGTGCGGGACGCATCGGTACATCCCTGTGCCATGAGCAATTAGGCGTGTGGCTCCGCCGTGCCTTGAGCATACTTGTATGCCGCATGAGGCGCTGCGGCTGACGGTGTAACCGTCACACAATGTAACATACCCTAGCCGGCCAACTGGTCAAGCACCTCTAGGTCCTACGGTCTGCTGCAGATGACTGCACCTCGCCGTCGCAACGGAGTATGAAGTTGTCAAGGTTCGATGAGGCAGCCTGAAGGGTCACCGGCTGTGTCTGATGGTTGAAGATCGAGACTCTCCTCCCCCTTAACAGGGAGAGTCGAGATCAAGACCTTCAAATCAGACATCAGAATCAAGCATACACGATGAGGTTGGTGGACGGTGAGCCAAGCTGCACACTACCCCATCAGATCCCAGTCATGCCAAGGCTTATCATCTTTGCTTATCGGTGTCATGCTGATTGATAACCGTAGGTTAAGCTGGCCGACAGATCGCCCCACCTCCCCACGCGGGCGCGGTAGTTAGATCCTGCGCGGTTAGCCCGGTTAGCCCCGGTTTGTGCAGTAAAATACCGGGCAAAACCGCTTGGTATCACTGGGATGTTGCCGTTTTCTCACGCACGGGGACACCCCCCACGGGGGTAAACTGCGGCGGCCTGCATATACGTATAGGCTTCACACATTTATGTCATTTTTTAAGAGCTTGTTTCTCAGCATAATACGGCTCATACCGGACAAACTGAATGTAATCACCGACATAAGCAGGCATATACTCCCAGACACGTACGCATAGCCCAACCGTAGTCCAGCTTTGCGTACATACCATCCACATACCAACGACGTAATTAAGTAACGTTGTCATAATCAAGTACCTTATAGATGATGTAAGACACAGCTACAAGCAGTACAACCACCATCCACACAACGGACCAAACAATCATAATGCTGCGTAAACCTGCGGGAAACACTGTTCAATTAGCTCACGACACTGTTGTGCAATCTGTTGATGCTCAATCTGTGTTCCGTTAGCGCATCTTAACCCAGTATAATGCAGCCAGGACCGCAATGTACCGTGCATATACACCCTTGTAGGCGTGCTTAGGGGTAAGACCTCCCTAGCACACTCTTTAGCCACTCCAGCGGCCAGCATCTCGTCGTACAGTTTGTATGCCATATCGTATACTTGACTTGCTTTTATTTGGAAGTCTTGTTTCGTATACGGATCAATGTCATCAATACTATTTTGTCTGTTCTTATGATCTTGACGACGTACACTGAGGGTGTCGGGTTTACCGGTTACCCCAGCATAACGCTGGCTAAACTCTTGAAAGCTGAATGATCTGTGACGCAGTATTTGAGCTGCGATAGACCGTGTAGTATTGATCTCTACACACATACTGACCATCTCAAATGGTGACCAGTGTTGGTGTTTAATAAGATACTTAATCAACTTAGCACTGGTCTCAGTGTTGTTTTGATTATCGGGGTTTGATACACGTGCCATATACGACACTAGATCATCTCCATCCTGGGTGTAATGGATGAGTTTAACGGTGGACATACAGTAGTAAAAGTGTTTCAGCCGTCGCGGCTTGTATGAAAAAAATAAAAGAAGTTGTCTCAGTAATCTAGTTACTGCGGTGGTCTGTAGAAAAGGGACTCCGAAGAGTCCCCGGTACAGGAGGTCCACCCTTCCCCCTGTATAAGTGTGGGCTTGCACTAAACCCAGTTGTCAACACCGTTTTGAGAGTTGCCTCTAGCTTGTTGTCTTTGCTCTCTATTCATGTTAAATACCATGTGATTTGCAAAGCATTCTAGGTCATCTTCCCAATTCAAGATCATGTCGTTCCATTCATCACGTTTACGGTTAATGATCTCCTGTTGTGCTGACACAGAAAGGATGTCGGTAAAGTATTTGACGCCTTGTGCTAAAGCATCAATGCGGTCGTCGTGTCTAACTGCACCTTTTTCACGACACATACGGCTCATCTGGTAGAAAAGCATGTATTCTAGTCGTTTTTCTGGTGCTGTGTCTGGGTTAGACGCATAATCCCACTCGATAACGGACTTATCGACCACCAGGCGGTGCTGGTTGAGCACAGGCTCTAGTGTATCGATAATACGGTCTTCTTTACGGACGTTAGCCCGTGTTTCTTCAATAGCTACCGCTTGTTTTGTTTGTGCCATGTGTTTTTTGAACAACTCAGCAACGATACCGTCACCAAAGTTGGATTCAATTAACAACGTGGTTACACCATACTTACGGCAACCCTTTAGAATGTCCAAAAGCGTTTTGTCTGAGTATCCGTCTGTGTAAGCACGCATGTTGTGCAGGTACATGATACCGTTTCGTTGGCTGATAAAAGCTGCAACCGTCTCATCTGATCCTCTACCCGACGGGTCAACCGAGCATATTGTTTCGTTGTAAGAACCCCATTCTCCTTGGAGCTGCATTGGACCGTAGAAATAATCTCCAGGTAGTCCGACAGTTGGGAGTTCTTTGAGACATTTGGTTGGGTCTGAGCACCAGACCATGTTGTCAGGAGCACTGGTAGGGTTAACGCTAGTGACGATAAGGTCAGCGTTCTTAAGGGGGAACTTTTCCGCGTCAGACAAGCTCGTGTCGAGCATGAACTGAAGCATGAAGTTGCTGCGTCCCATAGACGCTTCACGTTCGAGTAGATCATCGGAACTAAATCGGTCAGGGTCAGTTACACTCCAGGGTTCTGCTCCGTTGTCAATCTGTTCTTGCAGTTGCGGTGCAATAACCCCTTCGTAGTTAGCCATCTTGCGAGGCACACGTGCAGGCCACACAAGTGGCTTGTAGTTGCGCTCAGCTAGCTTTTTGTACACCGTAAACGTGGTCTGCGGCGTACCTAAATACATAATACGGCTATCGTCCTTCGGTGTCAAGATGGATTCAGCTTCTGTACATAATTGTAGAAGCTTGCCTCTCATCATTTCTGTCATTGAGTTACCAGGAACTTCAATGTCGTCTAGAATCATTAAATCTGCGCGGCTTCCGGTGAGCTGTCCAGTGATGCCCACGCTTTTTACGCTGGGTGCCTGGCTCGGGGAGCAGTTCACATCGAAGCTTATCCGCGACCACCTTGCATCGTCTGACTTGGGCTGTAAATGAGAAAGCCATGGTGTTTCAATGATTAGTTTTTGTAAGAAAATAGACATGTTGTCGGCCCGTTCTTTAGAGGCCGAGATAATCATGATCTTTTTTTCAGGGTTATTGAAAAGCGTCCACAGAACAAAGGCTCCAGTAATCCAGGACTTTCCAACTCCACGGAAAGCTTGAATTTGAAGACGCTTAGGTCCAGACTGAAGATATTCTGCGATTGCATACTGTGCTTTTGTTGGTTCTGGTAGGTCTAGCTGCCCCCACAAAGCTTGTAGGAACAGCTTAAAATCGCCTTGTAGGGCTGATAAAACGTCTGTCATATGTATTTAAGGGTGGTGTTTTAGCAGCCTTATCGGAGCATGTAGGAACCAGCTAAGGTACCTGCACCCTGCAACAACGCAGCACCTGCACCTGCAACAATTTTAAGAGCATCGTTTGCGCTCATCACAGGAATAGACAGGTCTTCACTAGATTGTGGCGGTGTTACGTAGGCTTGAATGCCTAGCTCTGGCACACTAAAACCGCGTGTACCAGTTTCAGGTTTTTCTGGAGAGCTAGCAGTAGTCTTAGCACGCTTAGGCGGCTTACCTTGTTTGGCAGTACGCTTCATTGATAGGTCTTCACGTGTAGAAAACTCTAAAAAAGGTTCGTACCTGTAATTACCACCTACCTGATTACCCTTTCTTAGGTTTTCTTTAGGCATCATAAGTCCTAAATTAGAAGGATGGTGATAACCACCTTTTGCGGCTGGGTAACGGTGGTCAACATGTAAACCGCGTTTAGCAGCTTCGCCGTAATAATTAGCAATCATCAGCTTCTCGATTTCTCCGAGCGGCACTTGACTGAGGTTTTCACGGCGGCGCTGTTCTTTGGCTACACGTTCTTCTGAACGTTTAAGCTGAAACCCTGAAGATGTATTAGCTCTTTGAATGGTATATTTTTTACCGTTATACTCAAACTGAGCCTTGACTCGTGGAGAGTCAGGGTTTTCTTCTTTACGTTTTAAGTATTCAAACAGTTGTTGTTGAAATATGTCTTCAGGCACTTCGCCTAAATGCTTGTAGCCTGGTTTAGCCATTAGTTAATATGAGATAAAATAAGAGACTCCCGTAGGAGATTATGTCCAAACTGTTCTCTCATCCAAGAGAGCCAGTGGTTACTTCCTTTGTCCTGATTGCAACAGGTACAGGCTGGTACGACATTCGATGTGATGTCTTCGCCGCCCAAGCTGCGAGGATGAACGTGATCAAGAGTAAGTTCATGTAATTCATAAGTTTTTCCACAATACACACATGTGCAGCCAAAGTGCTCTTTGATACTGCGCCTCCAAAGGCGCTTGGCTTCAGGAGACGTCATGGTGATTAGGTTGTAAAGGTAATGATCAGGGGTAGGAAGTAAAGGGGTCATGCTTTAGATCGGTTTCGGGCTCGGTTCTTACTGGCCTTTTCGAGGAAAGTGCTACCATCTTTACGATGAGAGACATCTTTGCCGTCGCCATTGCCATAAGTTCCACGCCGTCTGTTTTCAGCTTTCAGCTTGACACGTCGGTCAACTTCTTTTTTCTTTTTGTTGTACTTACGCTGGTAAGCACGTTTTACCATAAGGGATCTCCGGTTGCCAGCGTAGTGGGCAGAGGATTTACCGGACTGATGAGCCATAAAGACGTTTTTGTACCATTTCAGGGTCAATTTCTGGCATAACGTTTGCCAGTTTAGACAGCGGGTTACCGTCGTAGGCAACACCGCTGATGTCGTTAGCCTTCAGCCAGTCACATGCTGCCTTCAGGTCTTGTGTAGTAGCCTCACCCGACTTGATGCGGGCAAGAAACTCCTTTGTAATGAGGTTGTGCAGTTCGTTAAACTGATCCTCTGTTGCCTTTTTCTTAGCCATTGCGAAGCACGATCTGGTCAAGTTTGTTTTCAATACGTACCATGTGATCTTCCATCCGGCTAATTAGATCGGATAACTCAGACTTCTTAACATAATCAGAAGCCACAGTAAGTTCGATACCGTCTAACCGGCGATCAAGTGCGCTAATGCGTTCATGTACGCTATTTATTCGGTTGTGCAGCCTGCTGTTCAGTGCTGCTCCGCCCGCTATCGCTGCTATCGACAGGCTTACTAGAGCTTCGATCATCTTTGAGTGATACGATAGGAATAATGTCGTGACATAACACCTCTACACGGCTTCCAGGACGAAAGGTAAAACCAGCTTTCATGATTTCTGTGCACTTCATTGCACGAATCATCTCGTAGTTTAACCTCATCTTTTGCTCGTGTCGTTTAGCTATCTGTTTGCACAGCTCTATCATGCCGCCGTCAAGCGGTATCATAAAGGACATCTGCATACCGTAGTTGTTAGAACGGACGTATCCGTCAGCTTCGTACGGTATGGTATCGTTACCCATATAAAAGGGGCTAAACGTCATGGTAGATCCGTTACACGAACTGTTAGCACCAAATATCTGTCTACTTGGTGCACCGTTGTTTTGGAATTGCACTGCCTGGTTAGTCACGTTACCAGTTGCAGCGGCTACAGGGTTAGAAGTGTTTTGTACCTTAGGATCTTCTGCGTAAGCAGGTGTTACTGCGAGAAGATAGAGAGCGAGGTAGTGGTAGAAGTGGAGTCGATGCTTTCTGTGATGTCGATTGTTTCTACAATGCCTGCGTCTCGTGTTGTGATCTCCAGAGACCAAGGATCTCCAGCCGTGGTTACGGAAAATGTTTTACTGTCGCCAGCAATGTCTGAGCTGGG